GCCTGGTCATAGACCTGGCGAACCACCCGGGAAAACCCCGGAAGAAATATCACTTGTTAAGGATTCCTGGCTTAAAGCTCAGTAGCCCAGGGCCCAAGTGACGTCCACAGTGGGTATAGCCTACTCTTACGACGGAACCTGGTGTTATAGGTCCGTATATCCTGTAGGTTTAACTGTGACTCCTCGCCGAGACCCAATCCACGACGCGTATACCAGAGCTTAGAAACTAGCGCTGGTAGGCCGCCATGTGACCGGGTCTTGCTATCGGCACTAACATACGATGCTACATAACCCTCGAGTCCGCCCTTGGGGCGGGAAAGGAGAGGCAGCGCTTCATCGAAGTCAGCAACAATCGCATCATCGCCATACCCGTCAGGGCAGTAGCAATGACGGAACCTCTCAGGGATCGCCTGATATACAAACAACCAGGCGTCCTTCACTCTCAAGTCTAAGCCGTAACCTACGGCGTTCCACCTAAAAGCTAACCTCTTAAGGCCATTAAGCAGCCATAGGAGATCGAGGGGTGTACGAAGTTCCTTCCTTAAATAGAAAGGGGTCACATCGTGACCGTTAAAGAAGTGCTTACCGCACGACTCACGGAACGGACCTGTCCAGAAACTCTTAGCGGCGTTAAAAGAAAAGCCGCAAAATTCGAGAGTCTCTTTAAGGGCCGCCACCTCTGTTACTGGGATGATAATATCGTCCCCAAACACAGAGAGATCACGACCAATCCTCATCCCGGGGTTCACGGCCTTACAGAGCGCGAGGAAAATCAAACTCTCGAGCTCGAAAGTGAAGCCGTTCCCCATGGAGGAGAACTTCCTAAGATACACCTTATCTCCACCTGGCATGACGGTAGTTGGTGACCTAACGGTCATCATCGCGTCATACCAACCCTCGGGAAGCAAAAGCTCGACGAGACGATGGCAAATGGTGTCAGAGGCAGAAGAAAGATCGACCGTCGCTAGACGGCCAGTCTCACTACCCTGGCGAGCAAGCTCCGCATTGGTGTCCTGACCAGTATCAAGGTCAAGGCCTACGCGGCGCAGGCGACTGCGCAACAGACCACCAATCCCTTTCTGGAAAAACATATTCCATAGGGGCTCGATGGCGATCACGCGGTCGGTTCTCGCATCTTTTGGAACTGTGCATACCGTGCTACCTCCGACGATTCTTGGCGTTGAGCCAATGTCGGTCATATGCGGGTCGTACTTAAAGTACGACTCGAGGAGCACGGCGCATGGCCCAGTCACAGTCGGGTTAAGGTTCCCGATCTTTTTGCACTGGTGACTGTTCCTTCGTGGGTTCCCGACATTAGAGCCGGGCCCAAAGTCGCAGTACTGAATTGCCAGGTCCCAGGAAAACTTTCCCAGGACCCTCTCCACAAACGAGCGCGCTAGGAGTAGACGCGCCCACAGGTGAGGAGGAACGTTGGTGTCCTTCGATAAACGGACATTCGCGTCAAGGCAGGCCTTTTCGGCGTCTAGAAATTTCCCGAGCGCGATTTTCTTGGGGTCCAATCCAAGGTCGAGACCGGGATACTTTTTGAACAAGCTCACTGCCTGATAGTCTAGGGCGAAATCTTTCCAGCAGCTGTACCCAGAAGGGTTCAGAGCCGTTGAGACCAAGTCCTTATGGCGACCAGACAGAAGAGAACTTGCTAGACGCTGGCCAAGCCGCCGGGTATTACCCAGCAGCCTGACACCGGCACCAATAGCTAAACTGTGACCTACAACTTGCGTCGACATCTTAGGATTCCTATAGATGTCCGGAACTAGGGGCGGGGTGGCACAATGCCACACCGCATAGCACCGGAGTAGCGGGCTTTAAGACCAACTACCTTCAGGAGTCGCGACACTCACGTCAAAGACGGAGAGTGCAACGAGCGCCTGAATGCGGTCGACGAAGTCCTGCCTTTCGGCAGCTGTGAATGAAGTCGGAATGTCGATGACAAAATCCGCCTTCCCCTTGCCGATAATGGAACCGGCGCAGGCACAGGAGGTATCAACAGTTGTCGCCTTCGGCACTTCCACGACCCATCGCGTACGGTAGTTACCGTTCGTGAGGGGGCCGCGTACACTTTCAGTAACTTGACTCTGGGCTCCACCGAAAGTGGCGTCACCCGCTAGCGCCCAGGTTGAAATGCCCCCTTGTGTTCCACGGGGTGCATAGACCTTGGTGTTAAGCGTGATGGCTGCTTGTGCAGGCATGTTTACGTACCTCTATCGAAATGCTTGAACCAACAGAGCCAAAGCATTGGCTAAGTGGAGCGAGCTGAGGGGATTCTTAACGTAGAGTCCCGGAACGGGTGGTGTATCATAACACACACGCTGCCAGTTTTGAGAGAAACCAGACGCGCCAAAAATGGCGGGACTGGTGACCTTCCAACCGATAGGAGTGCTGACAACACTACTGTCCACAAATGTCGCTCGTGCTTTTAGGCTTTGGCCGCCAGTGATGAAGGTATAACCTACATCGGCGGTTAAGGCCGAGAGCCATGGGCCAATCGGTAGAAACCAATCAACCACGAACGAATAACGGCTTACTTCCCAAACGATCTCCAGTGGGTTGATAAGACCCAGAGAGGAGAGTTCTGCTAACACCGGGTTTGTCATGCCATACACGAGGAAAGTTTCAACAGTCCTCCTGTTAAGCCAACGGGCCTGGTTAATCGTGCCGATAGCCGACGTATGCTGTGTGGTTAAATACACATCATCCGCGACGGACGCTTTTGCCTCAACGAACGGGAGACCGAATTTACTCTGTCTCTTCGCAAGATGGTGCACGGCGCCATAGACATCGGATAGCAGGGGCTTCCAGCCGTATTGTAACTCGAGCCACAAGTCGGGAATATTACACCAGTGATGACGCGGACCGGCGGGTTCCCACTGCTTTACCTTATCCCAAAGTTTAGGGTGTTTACGCCTGAACGAGAGGACTTGATTAGCAATGGTATTCGCTCGGAAGGCCACCATATTGATGGTCTTACCCCCTTCGGCGAGAAAATTGCCGAGGTGGAACTCCTGTGACTTAAGCTTGGCCAATGCTTTGACCAGACACATGTTCCTCATATTGTTAGTGGGCATAACGAGAGAGGGGTATAAATCCCCATCGAAAATGTTACCACTGTCAACATATTTCTGCGATGGATCCACGACGGATTGAAAATTTTCGACGCTATTAAGTTTTACCATAGCGCCGCCGCTGTGATTGAAAGGCAGACACTTTTTGAAGCGACCGATTTTGGCTGCACTCGCCGAGATAGGACGTATATCGATGTCATGCGTTTTGATCGGGTTCCCAACAACGGATACAGATCCGTTGGGGAAACGCCGAAGCGCCTGAGCAAAGGTAGTGACGTTCTTGTTCCGAGCGGGCGTAGTCATAGGAAGCCTCATAGAGTGAAGACACGTGGGACAGTAGAGGGGGCCCGGAAGGGCCC